TAACTAATCATGCGGCGGGTTCTCCCGATCTCGCCGCAGCAGTCGAAAGGAAACGGACATGCCAGCCATTGTTACAGCAAGTCAATTGCGCACGGTGCTTGGCGTGTCCGTTTCACTTTACAGCGACAGTTATTTAGACGAGATCATCAACACCAGCGAGGACGTCATTTTGCCAATGCTGGTTGCAAACGTTTCAGGCATTGACGCTTACAAGTTGAAAGACAACGTAGCTACTTTTTACACAATCCGCGAGCATTACTTTGTAGCTGGTCAATCAGTAATCGTGACAGGTTTGCCTGCACCATTTAGCGCAACTTTTACAGTCGTTGACGCCGCGCCTTATTACTTCACAGCAGCACTTACAAACGCTGATGTCACATTGCGCCCAATCGTGCCAAACGGCAAAGCAACATTGTCTGGTTATTCAGCTGCTCAAATTTATGCCAGCACACCAGCAATTGAGTCAGCAATCTTGGCTGTTAGCGTTGAGGTCTTTCAATCACGCGTTGCAGCTGGTGGACAGATCGAGGGCGTGGACTTTGCCAGTTCGCCATACCGCATGGGTCGCAGCTTGACCAACCGCGTCAGCACATTGCTTATGCCTTATTTGGACGCCGAGACAGTGGTTCAATAAATGCCAGCAAACTCAATTGCCGAGACACGATCAGCTTTAGCAAACGCCTTTAGCGCGCTATCTGCAAACGTGTATCCAAGCGTGCCTGAGTCACCAATACCGCCAGCCATTGTTGTCGTACCTGACAGCCCATACATGGAGGTCGTGTTAATTGGCAAGGCAAAAACACAGGTCAAACTTAATTTTGCAATTACAGCCATTGTCGCCAGCAACAGCAATGCAGGCTCATTAGACAATTTAGAACAGCTCATAATCGGAATTCTTGCTGCAATGCCAGCAGGATACGTCGTTGGCGTCATTGAAAAGCCGACAGTGTTGGAAGTAGGACAATCGCCAATGCTGGTCGCTGACATAAACGTTTCGACTTATTACACACAAACTACATAGGAGACAAAATGCCAACGACAATCATCACTGGTCGCGATTTAGTCGTGACCATTGCAACAGTTAACTACGACGCACAAGCGACCAGCGCAGTACTTGCGAACAGCCCAACCGTCGAGACATACCAAACGCTAGACGGCAAGGCTTACAAGCACATTGACGATCAGTGGACTTTCGACATTTCAATGCTTGCTGACTGGGGCGTAGCCTCATCACTTTGCGAGGCTTTGTGGACAGCATGCGAGACAGCACCGAACACAACATTGGCAGTGTCATTGACAGCTGCTACTGGTGCGGTTTTTGCATTTAACGTCATGCCAGTATTTCCAAGCGTCGGCGGTGCAGCACCAGATGCACAGACCGTTGACCTATCATTTGTCGTAGTGGGAACACCTACTGAGACATTTAGCTAAAAACTACTAATCGGGAGACAAAATGAAACTACCAATCACAATTGAATACATAAACGGCGATCAGATCACTTACACAGCTGCACCGCCAGAGTGGGTCAAATGGGAAAAGCACACAGGTCACACAATTGCGCAGGCACAGGAAAAGATCGGCATTTCCGATTTAGTATTTCTTGCCTATCACGCCATGAAACGTGAAGCAGCTGGAAAGCCTGTCAAGCCTCTTGACATTTGGACAGAAGGTATTGCTGAGGTAATCGTAGGTGAGGCAAACCCAAAAGCTACGCCGTCGGAAGCCTTAGCAGAATAGTTTGGGAGGTAGCTCTGGCCACAGGGCTACACCCAGATGTTTTTGAGACAGCCGAGGACATACTCACCGTTTTAGAGATTTTGGAAAGGCGCGCAAATGGCTAAAGACGCAATTGCTTATGACAAGGCTGAGCTGCGCGCAATTCTGAGATCGTTTAAGGCAATGGACGAGGAAGCGACCGACCAGGCAAAAGAAGTCTCATCTGAGCTTGCAGAATTTGTAAAACAAAAGGTAAGTGCCGCAGCTGGTCAGCGCAACAATCGCGTGTCAAAGATTATTGCTGACGGGGCAACCGTTAAGAAATCATCAAAAATTGGTGAGATCAGTTATGGTTTTGCGCGTCAGAAATTGAGCGGTGGAGGTACGACCCAGCAACTTTGGGGCGGTTACGAGTTTGGTTCAAACAAATACAAGCAGTTCCCAGTTTGGTCAGGTCGTGAAGGTAAGGGCACACGTGGCTGGTTTATCTATCCAACCTTGCGATCAGTCCAGCCCGACATTGTAAAAAAGTGGGAACAAGGTTTGTCCAAGATTATTAAGAAGTACACATAATGGCAGAAAAAAGTCGTACCTTAAAGCTCTCCATACTTGGAGACGTTAGCGACCTTAACAAATCACTTAAAACCGCAGGCGGTGATGTTGATTCATTTGGTGACAAGATCGGCAAAGCTGGTGCAAAAATTGGCAAAGCGTTTGCCGCAGCTGCTGCCGCTGCTGGCGCTGCTGCAATTGCAATTGGTATCGAAGGTGTCAAGGCTGCAATAGCCGACGAAAAGGCGCAAACACAATTAGCACTGGCGTTGGAAAATGCAACAGGTGCAACGCAGGCACAAATAAAAGCAACCGAGCAATCAATTTTGCAAATGTCTTTGGCAACAGGTGTGGCAGATGACGACTTGCGCCCAGCATTAGGACGACTGGTTAGATCGACGGGCGACACTGAGAAAGCGCAACAATTACTGGCACAAGCCTTAGACATAAGCGCGGCAACAGGCAAGCCGTTGGAAACCGTGGCAGCTGCGTTGAGCAAAGGTTTTGACGGCAACACAGCAGCACTGGGCAAACTAGGCATAGGCTTATCTGCTGCTGAGTTAAAGACAATGAGTTTTGAGCAGGTACAAAGCAAGCTGAGCGATTTATTTGGCGGTGCGGCAGCTGCAAACGCAGAGACTTACGCAGGACAAATTGCACGTGTGCAGGTGGCATTTGACGAGGCAAAGGAAACCATTGGTACAGCCTTGTTACCTATTCTTGGCAAATTACTTGATTTTATTAACAAAGCTGCATTGCCAGCAATCAACGCATTTAGCGGCGCGTTCAGCCTGACAAAAGGCGACGGGTTTGGCAAAGTAATCAGCGACGTGGCAACAGTTATTAGAGATGTTGCAACGCCTATCTTTGAGGCAATGCGTACACAATTTGGCAAGGTCAAAGATGTTATCGTGGACAACAAAGAAAACCTGCAAGCATTTTTTGAGGTTGTAAAATTTGTCGCACCGATCATTGGCAAAGTATTAGGAGCCGCCGTTAGCGTTATTGGCGACATTGCTACAGTTGTTTTGACAATTATTGGCAAGGTATTGGGTGCAATCAAACCATTGTTAAACACTGCCATTGACGGCATCAACCTAATTATCAAAGGCTACAACGCAATACAATTTGGCAAAGATGTCCCTGCAATTCCAAAAATAGGTGCTACGTCAGGAACATCAGGGTCGGCGGGTTTTAGCGGCGCAATGCCTGGTGGACAAACTTTTAGCACATCAAGCGGTTTGACAGCTGCCTCAAGCGGCGGCGTGGCAACTGCTGCAAAGGTTGCTGCTACAACTAGCGCGGCTGCGTCAAAAGTAGCTGCATCAAATGCTGGTGCAACACGATCAACGGGAACCGCATCAGCTGGCACAACAATAAATCTGAGCGTCAACGGCGCAATCGACAAAGAGGGCACAGCACGTACAATCGTAGAGACTCTTAACAATTCGTTCTATCGCGGCACAGGCGGCGCGTCAGCCTTTGTGACAGCCTGATGACACAGTGGTCGCCAGTTTGGCTGGTAGAGATCGACGGCGTTGCTTACACAGACGCGGTCTTGGCAAACCTGACAATCAGCTCAGGTCGCACAAACATTTACGAGCAGGCACAGGCAGGCTATGTCAATTTGCAACTGTTAGATGTCAACCAAGCCACAATACCCGTGAGCATTAACAGCAGCATTTCAGTGCAAGTTCAGGACACATCAGCTACATACGTGCCGATCTTTGGTGGAACAGTCGTTGATATTGGTCTGGAGGTGCGCGACGTGGGTAGCACAATGTTTACCCAGACTTACAGCATCACAGCACTTGGCGCGTTATCTCGTTTGCCAAAGGCTTTGACAAATGGTGTTTTATCGCGTGACTTTGACGGCGATCAAATCTGGGAAATTTTGTCAGACTTATTGCTTAACACTTGGGCAGAAGTACCAGCAGCTGAAACATGGGCAGATTATGACCCAACAACAACATGGGCAACAGCAGAAAACGTTGGGCTGGGTGAGATCGACCGCCCTGGTGATTATGACCTTGCAGCGCGAGGCAATAACCGCACAGACGTTTATTCTTTGGTGTCTGCATTGGCAACGTCAGGGCTTGGCTACATTTACGAGGACGCATTTGGACGCATCAGTTATGCCAGCAGTACACACCGCAGTTTGTACCTGTCAAACAATGGCTATGTGCAATTAACAGCCAACCAAGCACGCGCAGCTGGTTTGCGCGTTGAAACCAGAGCAGGCGACGTACGCAACAATGTCACAATTCAATACGGTAATCAAAGCCAACATGAAAAAAGCGCAAGCGACGCTGACTCAATTTTGCAGTACGGCACGCTTTCCCAGATTATTACGACAACCTTGCATGACGCAGCTGATGCAACCCAGCAGGCAAATTTCTACCTTGACTTGCGCAAAACACCGCAGGCAATCTTTAGTGAGATCACGTTTGACTTGACAAACCCAGAACTAGACGACAGCGACCGTGACAACCTCATTGGCGTGTTTATGGGTGAGGCATTGGCAATCAATGACCTGCCAGCAAACATGGGTGGTATCTTTCAGGGCTTTGTTGAGGGCTGGTCATTTCAGGCGTCGTACAACCAACTCTCGATCACTCTTAACATTTCACCAGTGGCTTACTCATTGCAGGCTTTGCAATGGGACGAAATCTCAGCTGCATTTACTTGGTCGGGCGTGTCGCCAACACTCGACTGGGCGCGTGCAACAATAGTGGTCTGATAAG